GAAAGTCGCTGGTCGCCGCGCTCGACGCGCAAATTGCTGCGCTCACGGCTCTGGACAAGGGCCTGCGTCATCTCAATGATTCGATCGAGGCGCTGGAAAAGCGTTTCGACGAGGCCGCGATCGAGAAGATCGCCGGCGAACCCAAGAACAAGGCGGCCGCTCTGCGGTCGTCTGGACGCGAAGACGCTGCGGCGTTCTTCGCGCAGGTGGCCGAGCGCGTCGCTCGGTCCCTGTGACAACCCTAAGACCGCAGAGGAAAAGACAGATGGAAATCAACAACCAGTCGGTCGAGGCGCTGTCGCAGGCGCTCATCGGCCAGCTCAAGAGCAACCTGGACCAGCGCGATGCCGCCTTGTGCGAGCGTCTCGCGAAGCAACTGGACGAGAAGCTGGACGCCCAGCGTCGTGAAGCCGACGCCAAGGCTGCCCGTTTCGCGGTGCCCGGCCTGTCGCACGACAGCAAGGAAGTGAAGGAGTTCTCCTTCTCCAAGCTGATCAGCGGCTTGATGAAGGGCAACGTGGCGAAGTTCGCGCCGCTCGAGTACGAGATGTGCTCGGCTGCCGCCGGCACGGTGGACTCGGCCGTGGTGACGAAGGATATGGTGACGACCGTCGATAGCCTCGGCGGCTTCATCGTTCCGAACCAAGTGATGTCGGCTCAGATCATTCCGCTGCTTCAAGCTGCCATCGTCGCGTACGAAGCTGGCACCGTGCGCATGGGTGGCCTGACCGGCTCGCCGGTGCAGATCCCGAAGATCACGGGCGCGACCACTGCCTACTGGCTGGGTGAAGTCGAGGCCGTGACCTCGGGCGACATGACCTTCGGCCAGATCGACCTGTACCCGCACGACGTGTTCGCGTTGTGCACGCTGTCGAATCGTCTGATCGAACTGGGCGCGCCTGGTGCCGAGCAGTTGGTTCGTAGCCAGTTGGCCCGTGACATCGGTCTGAAGATCGACGCTGCGGTGTTCAACGGCACGGGTGCTGCGGGTCAGCCGACCGGCATTCTCAACACCTCGGGCATCAACACCCAGAGCTTCACGGGTGCTCTTGATGCTGCCACCTCGTACAACGAGATGATCAACATGGAGCACAAGCTCTTCGAGGACAACGCCCAGACGGTGGGCGAGTTCGTGTGGGCAATGCATCCGAACCAGTTCCGTCAGGTGCGCAAGCAACTCGACACGGTTTCGAGCAGCGCAAACGTGAACCCCAAGGTTCGTCCGTTCGTTGACGGCGGCACGATCGAGCGCATCCTCGGTCACCGCTACGTTCTGTCGACGCAGATGCCGAACGACAAGATTCTGCTCGGCGCGTTCGCCGCGTCGATGGTTGCGGAGTGGGGCACGATGGTGCTCGCGGCTTCGCGGGAGGGCACGAACTTCACCAAGCGTCAGACCCAGATCCTCGCCGGCATGACCGTCGATGTTGGTGTGCGTTACCCGGAAGCGTTCTGTGCCTCGACGGGCTTGGCCGCGCAGACCTGATCCCCTAACCAAACGCACAAGGAGAACACTCACATGCAGATGGACTTCCGCAGTCACCACAAAGTGGTGGCAGCCCTCAAGGCCGACAACTACTCGGCGGCGACTCACACATCGTCAGAGATTGACACGGCCGGCTTCGCCGAAGCCGTCATCATCTTTGACGCGGGCACGATGGGCTCGAGCGGTACGGTTGACGTAACCGTCCGCGACACCGACACGGCTGGTGGCAGCTATGCCGCCGTCACCGGCGCGGCATTCACTCAAGTAGTGACTGCCAACGAGGCGACCGTCTACGTTGGACGCATTCGTCTGAATAGCGCGACCGCCGGCACCACCGACAAGTGCAACCGCTACATCAAGATCCAAGCGGTCGTTGGTACGGCGGCCTGCGACTTCGGCGTGACGGTGCTCTTGCTCAATGCCGTGAACCCGAGCGTCACGCTCAACACGATGGCCTTCTCGATCGACTGATCGTCTGACGGACTGTGGGATCGAGGGCCGTCGTCGCCGCGAGCGGCGGCGGCCCTTGTGCTACAACTCGCGGCATGCATCACCCCATGAGCCTGCACATCGTTGGAAAAGGGCATGCGCTGCACGACCCAAAGGCGAAGGGCGTGAACAAGGCGTGGCTCCTCGAGGGCCAGACGCTGGACCTTGGCGACCCTTGGGTGGTCGAAGAGATCCGAGGGCAGGAGTACAAGCTCGAGCCGGCACCGGTTGGCGCGAGCGTGACGCCAAAAGAGGCGTGGCCGGGCGCGCTGCTGAACAGGTGGCGTGCGTCGAGGCCGAACATCGAACACGCGGCCGAAGTGCTCGAGGCGATCACGCCGGAGCCGCCGGCCGAGGAAGCGGCTAGCGTGGAGACCAAGCGGCGAGGCCGCAGGAAGAAGTCGGAAGATGAACTTTGACGGGAAGACAACCATGCGAGGGCAGACGCTGCTGGCCTCGACGACGATTAGCAGTGGCACTCCGGTGCAGTCTGCTTCAATCACCCCGAATGGGTACCGCTACACCCTGCTGCTGCTCAACGAGTTCCACGCCTCGGCGGCGACATTGACTGCTACGCTGGAGGACAGCGCGGATGACTCAAACTGGGCTGAGATCGGCACGGCCGTGACGGACTTTCCTGGTACCGGCACAATCTACGGTCGCGGATTTCTTGTCCGGCATGAAGCTGTCCGCCGGTACGTTCGCCTGAAGATCACAAGGCTCACGGGCACCATCGTTGTCGGCGTGACGGCCCTTCAATACAACAAGATCAACTCGAGCGATCCTGTTTCGCAGATCGGACTGTCGGCTCTATGAGAAACGACTACCAGAACGAGATGCGCATCGTCGGCATTCGCCGAAATAGCGTGACGACGTCGACTCCTTTCGCGATGACCGGAGTGCAGACTATCAGCTATCGCCATCTGGTCTTTCAGATGCAGTCCGACTTCTCGGTTGCCGGCAAGTCATTCGTTGTTGACGTCCAAGACAGCCAGGACAATTCCAACTGGGCCAACAGCGGTTTTTCGACAACCTTCAGCGGATCGGAGCAGCTCACCTCTTGCACGGTGCTCGTCGATTGCAACAAGCACCGCGAGTACGTCCGGCTCAATGTCTCGTCGATTTCAGGAGGCAGCATCACGGTGTCGTGCGTTGCCGTGCTGTTCAACGAGTTGATCACTCCAGACGCCAACGCCAACGTCTCGACTTTCGTCCTCTAAGCCATGGCGATCGACTACACCACTCGCGCGCGCGTCAAGACGCTGCTGGGCATCGCGAATGCCGACGTGTCGCAGGACTCGCTGATCGATCAATTGGTCACGGCGACGAGCCTGCGATTCGACGGCGAGATGCGCCGCCACGGCCAGCAGACGGCGCGCACAGAGGTGTACCCGATCAAGTTGTCGCGGCGGTTGGTGACGCTGCAAGGTGCGCCTGTGAACGGCGCTGTGGCGTTTACGGTCAAGCTGAACGACACGACGGACTTCGCAACGGCGACGACGCTTGTGCGGAACGACGACTATGTCCTCGAGGACACGGCCGGTGTTATCCGTCTGGTTTCGCAGGGCACGCCGTTCACGGCCGGCTCGATGGCTCGTCCCATCATGCCGTACTACATCCAAGTCACCTACACGGGCGGCTTCGCGACGAGCACGGCGAACCTGATCACCGGCTACCCGGACCTGGCGCAGGCGTGCGACTTGCAGGTGGCGTACTTGCATCGCCGGCGCACGACGCCTGGCGGCAACGTGACGATGGGCGAGAGTTCGACTCAGTACACCAAGGACTACCAGCTTCTGGACGAGGTGCGCCAGGCGCTGTCGAAGTACAAGCGCCTGACGCTGTGAGCCTTCGTGTCGACATCGACGCCCTGAAGCGGGTGCTGAAGGCGTTCCCGTCGGCCCTGAATCAGGAGATGCGGAAGGCGTTCACCGACCATGGCAACGTGTTCATCGACACGATGATCACGAAGAGGTTCCGTGGTTACTCGGGCCCAAAGAACACGGGTACGATCCTTCAGAACCGGACTGGATCGCTTCGTCGGTCCTTCGGCAAGAGCGTGCTGGGCGGCACTGCCGGCAAGCCGTTGACGTTGCTGGTCTACAGCCAAGGTGTGAAGTACGCGCGGTTGCAGGAGTACGGCGGCACGATTCGTCCGAAGCGGGCGAAGAACCTGACGATCCCGCTCGACGATGCCCTCACGGGGTCCGGCGCGCCTCGCTACACGAGCGCGCGCGACCTGCTCTCTCGATACCCAGAGGACGTCTTCTTCTTCACCAGCAAGAAGGGGAACACGTTCTTGGCGTCGTATGGCAAGCCGGGCGGCAAGCGTCGGAAAGAGGAGGATGTGCAGTTGCTGTACATCCTCAAGAAGCAAGTCGAGGTTCCGGCGCGGCTGGGATTCCGCGACACTTGGACCTCGCCGGCACTTGTTCAAGACCGGCGTGCGCGCTTCACGGCGGCCGGCGAAGCAGCTTCCCGTCGTGTCGGAGGCGGTGGCTAGTGGCCGTCTACACTTGGACGATGTGTCCGGCGACCTTGGTTGAGACGAGCCAGCGGCGTGCAATTCAGGCTCCCGCAGAGCTGAACAAGTCGCGTGGCCGGCAGATCAACGAGCGCGAGCTGCGTCGTTGGGTTCTGACCTATGACAGCTTGGACGGCATCCTGACCGAGGTCGAGCGTGCGTGGACCATCACTGGTGGCATCCTGGCGATCAGTTACACGCCTCCCGGCGGGTCGGCTGTGGATGTACGGTTTGCCGATGACACGCTTGAGCGTGTGCGTCGGAACGCGGCCGCCGGATCTGTTACCGTGATCCTCGAGGAGATCCGCTGATGGCATACCCGGCAACAACGACGGTACGCGAGCTGATATTGCAGAACGTGGACACGGTGCTGGCTGCAATCGCGACGACGCCCGCGACGTACAAGACTGTGCCGAACACGGTTCGTCGGTGGGGCGGCAACGCCTTCGAGGTTCCTACCTATCCATGCCTGATCGTGGTGCCTCAGGGCGAGACGCACGACGACAGCCGGCTAGGAATCATCGAGCACACGATGGACCTGCTGATCGTGTGCGGGGTCTACGATTCCGCATGGAAAACGTCCCTGCAAGACTTGGTGACGGATGTGCGCGTGGCGTTGACCACGGACTGGACGCGCGGAGGCAACGCGCTGACGACGCGCATCTTGAGTGATCAAGTCTTCGAGGCCGACCCGAGCAACCCGCTGGCCGAGGCGCAAGTCACGGTGCGGATCCTGTATCGAACGCTTTACGGCGACCCGTCCACCAAGCACTGAGAGAGACACATGGCACTAACAAGACTTCAACAACTCTGCATCGCGGCCGAAACCGTTGAAGGTACGGCGGTCGCCGCGGGCACCTTGTTCTCGGCAGCGAACGCGAAGTACCTCGCGATCGACCCGCAGATGACCTTCGAGGTCGAGACCTACCAGCGCGATGTCGCGCGCGAGAGCTTCACGCCGTTGTCGCCGCTGGCCGGCGCGGTGCTTGGCAATTGCTCGTTCTCGCTGGAAATGGCTGCAAAGTCGGGTGCGACTACGATCAGCAGCTATCCGCAGTGGGACTTGCCGCTGGTTGCGTGCGGATTCCGGCGCGAGCGGTTGATTCGCCTGACCTTGTCTGCCGGTGTCGCGACCAACGCCATTGCCCACGGAACGCTTTTGACGGCTACTGGAACGGCTACGGCGATCGGCAACTATCCGATCGGAGCCACGACCGTCTGGTGCACGAAGGGAGCTGACAATACTCTTGGCAACTCGACCGGTATGGCGGCTGTTTCACTGACTTCAAACTCGGGTGCCACGGCGCATGGAACTGTGACGGCCACTGCGATCAATGCCGCTCTTGGCTGGTTCCCGTCGTCCGTTGCTTTGTACAAGGCCACGGTCGCTTCTCTTGGTGCTGCTTTGCAAGCGAATGATGTCGTGGTTGGAAACAGTACCGGTGCAATCGGCATCGTGTACTACGCTGTCGCCTCATCCGGCACGGTCATCTACATGCGTCGTGTCCAGGGAACATTCACTACGTCCGACACCGCCTGCGTCGTCTACCGCGCTGGTGCGGTTGTTTCTGGCGTGAATCCGAACTTCGGTTCGGGCAGTTACACGCAGAGCTACGATTTGTCGAGCAATGTCTACAACAATTCCGCTGCTATCAGCATCGGCTTGTCCAAGGATGGCGTGCGCGAGTCGATGAAGGGTGCGCGCGGAAGCGTTTCGATTTCTGGCAACGTCGGCGAGCCTGCGCTGCTGAACTTCACCTTCCAAGGCATCAAGGAAGCCGTGGTCGACGGTGGTAGCGTGTCGTCGGTGACATACGACGATGCCACGCCGCCTGTTCTGCTTGGCGCTTCGATGACTGTTGGCGACTCAAACTTCACTCTGGCCCAGCGCAAGTCGTTCTGCGCCACGTCGTTCAACTTTGACATGGCGAATGACATCCAGTTCCGCCGTTGCATGACGGCCACGACCGGCATCGACGGCATCTACTACAACGGCCGCACGCCGACTGGGACGATCGACCCTGACCTGTCGCTCGAGTTGGACTACGATTGGATGGACAACTATTTCTCGGCGACCACGATCGGTATCGACACGACCATTGGCACGACTGCTCCGAACAAGTTCCGTGTGAATGTCCTGAACGCGGCCGTCACGGCTGTGGGCCAGGGTGATCGCAACGGCACTATCACTCGGGATATTTCATTCAACATGAGTTCGGGCTCGTCTTCGTCGGTTGCCGGCGACAACGAATTCGTGGTGATCTGGGATCCTGCGGTCTGAGCAGCCTGAAAATCTCAACAAGGGAACGAGGATCGAATGTCACTGACAAGACTTCAGCAGCTCTTCTGCGCCGTGGAAACGGTCGAGGGCACGTTCACTTCCACACTGTTCACTTCGGCGAACGGGAAGTACTTGGCGATTGATCCCCAGATGACGTTCGAGGTCGAGACCTACCAGCGCGACGTCGCGCGCGAGACTTTCACGCCACTCTCTCCGGTTGCTGGCGCTGTTCTCGGTACGACGTCATTCACTCTTGAGGCTGCTGGTCGCACGTCGGGTGGACTGGGCACACGTCCGATGTTCGACATCCCGCTGGTGGCATGTGGCTTCCGGCGGGATCGCCTGTATCGCTTCGACGTGTCTGGCGCGATTACCAACGGCCCGATCCGTCACGGCACGGTGATCACTCAGACTTCTGGCGGTGCGACCTTCACGGCCATCGGAACCTACTACAACGGAGCTCCGTATGTGTGGGCGACG